CACCCTGACCACCAACGGCTCGCTGCTGGCGAAGAAGGCACAGGCACTCAAGGATGCCGGCCTCGACCGCGTCACGGTCAGCCTCGACGGCATGGACGACGTTGTGTTCAAGCGCATGAACGACGTCGACTTCCCGGTCGGCGACGTGCTCGACGGCATCGCCGCCGCCGCGGCTGTCGGCCTGGCGCCGGTCAAGATCAATTGCGCCGTCAAGCGCGGCACCAACGACGACCAGATCCTGCCGCTGGCGCGCCACTTCCGCCACAGCGGCCACATCCTGCGCTTCATCGAATACATGGACGTCGGCTCGTCGAACGGCTGGCGCATGGGCGAGGGGCTGCCCTCGGCCGAGGTCCTCGCCCCCATCCATGCCGAATTTCCGCTCGAAGCCATCGACGCCAACTACCCCGGCGAGGTCGCCGAGCGCTGGCGCTATCGGGACGGCGGCGGCGAAATCGGTGTCATCTCCTCGGTGACCCAGGCCTTCTGTTCCAGCTGCACGCGCATCCGCCTGTCCACCGAAGGCCAGCTCTACACCTGCCTCTTCGCCCAGAGCGGCCACGACCTGCGCGCGCTGCTGCGCCAGGGCGCCGGCGACGAGGCGCTGCGGCGCGAGATCGCCGCCGTCTGGCGTGACCGCGACGACCGCTATTCCGAGATCCGCACCGCCGCCACGGTTATGCCGGCTGCGAAGAAAGTCGAAATGTCCTACATCGGCGGCTGATCCTCCGCCATTGCCATTCCCTACCGCACCATGACTTCCATCCTCCAAGCCCTCTCCTGCGCCGACGACTACGACCCGAACTCCCTCCATGTCGATCGCGCGCGCCAGCTGATCCTCGACCTGCTGCCCGCTGTCAGCGGCCACGAGCGCGTCTTCGTGCGCCAGGCGCTGGATCGCGTGCTGAGCGAGGACGTCATCTCGCCGATCGACGTGCCGGCCCACGACAACTCGGCCATGGACGGCTGGGCGCTGCGTTTCGACAACCTTGCCGCCGGCGGCGAAACGCGGCTGAAGAACATCGGCACGGCCTTCGCCGGGCGCGCCTTTGCCGGAAAAGTCGGCGCCGGCGAGACGGTGAGGATCATGACCGGCGCCGTCTTGCCGCAGGGTGTCGACTGCGTGGTGATCCAGGAAGTAACGCGCGTCGAAGGCGATGCCGTCATCATCCCGCCCGGCCAGCGCCGCGACGCGCGCGGCGAGCCGTCCGACGCCATGGCCCCCTATGTCTATCTCGGGCCGGTCGCGTGGTCGCGTATCGAGGCGGGGTGCGGCCCGCTGCTGCAATTCGGCGTCCGGTTTTATTGCGTTTCGACGCGGTTCGCGCGCGCCGAGGTGTGGGCGGCGCACGACGCGATGCGCGCCGCGCTCGACTGGCGCGAGCTGGCGCTCGCCGACGGGCACGTTCTCGTCGCGCTGCGCGCCATGGCCGGCGGCGACGTCACGAATCCCCTGAGCCCGCGCGAATGTTTTCTCGACCTGTCGGCGCAGGTCGCCGACGCCAATGCCCATCCCTCCTGACGAAAGGATTATCCCGTGGCCCTCACTCCCAATCCCGTCACGCCCTTGCCGGGCAATAAATTCTACGCGCTCGTCGGCGACGGCGCGGCGACGGAAGTTTTCACGTTTCTCTGCGTCGCGATCACGCTGTCCTCGAAACATTCGGCCGAGGTCGAGGACGCCTGGGCGCCGGATTGCGCCGACCCGTCGGCGATCCCGACGCGAACCTCTGCCGTCAAGGGGTTGATCTGGGATTTGTCGGCCTCGGGAATCTGCGATCCGAGCAAGGCGGCCTATGTGCGCGTGCGCACGTCGTTTCGCGCCGGAACGGCGGTCAATGTCCAGCTTATGAAAAACCTGCCCGGCGCGAGCGGCGGCGAGGTCGAGCAGGGCTCTTTCCTCGTGCGTGAATTCACCGAGGAAAAGAGCGAAAACGGGCTGGTCAAATTCTCCTGCACGTTCCACGGCAACGGCAAGCCGACCGTGACGGTCAACGCCTGATGGCGGCGCCGGCCGTCGCTCATGTCGCACCCTTCGGCGGGCGCGACCGCGTCTTCAAGCTCCGGCTCGGCGAATGTGCCGAGCTGGAAATCTCGCGCCGGTGCGGCCTGGCGGCGATCTATCATCGCCTCGCCACGCTGCAGTGGTTCGTCGATGACATTCGCGAGACGGTTCGCCTCGGCCTCGTCGGCGGCGGCATGGGGTCGGCGGAGGCCGATTTTCTCGTCGCTCGCCATGTCGACGCCGACGACGCGCCGCGCGGACAATGGCTGCAGCTCGCGGTCGACATTCTGACCGTCGCCATCGACGGCATGCCGAAGCCATCGCCGGGAAAAACGACGGGGGAGGGGGAGAGCGCGCCCCCGGCGACCTCTCCCCCCTCTACGAGGCCGGAGGAATGATGCGCCTCGCGCCGCGCCAGATCGACGAAATGACGTCGCTGGAATTCGCCGCCTACGCGCGCGGCTTCGCGCTGTCGCGCGGCGTGCGGCCCGAGCCGACGCGCGAGGATATCGCCGAATATTTCGACGCCGAGGCCGCATTCGCGGCGGCGAGTGAGAGGTAACGATGGGTCAGCCGCTCGTTCTTCGTTTTTCGACTGATCTGGCTGGCGCAAAGCGCGACCTGGCAGGGCTGGCGACGAGCGCGGCGACCAATCTCGCCATCGTCGGCGGCGCGGCCGTCACGGCCGGCGCGCGGCTTGGCGCTTTGTCCGGCGCCGCGGCGACAGGCCTCCGTGTGTATTCGGCCTATAAACTGCTGCTCGGCGGCGTGGCGCTCGGCATGGCCGCGTGGGGCCTCGCCGCCGAGAAAGCGGCGGAGCAGGTCGCGAAGTTGCAGGAGCTTGGCGCGGGCGCGAAAGAGGCTGGCGTCTCTGCCTCGCTGTTTCAGGCGTGGCGCGAGCAGGCCGCGCGGCTCGGGATGGAAGTCAAGGATCTCGACGGCGCGCTGAAGCATCTGAAAGAGGCTGGCCGTCCTGGCGTCGACGAGGCCGGGGCGCGCACGCCATCGTCCGTCGAGAAGCTGATGCAGGGGCAGCTCGACTACAAGGGCATCGGCGGTCAGAACCTCGTGCGGTTTCAGGAGGGCGACGCGGGCGAGAAGGTCCGCGCTGTCGTCGACCAGATCAAGGCTCTTCACGCCGAGGCGATGCGGCTCGGCGACCCGCAATTGTGGGCGTGGGCGCAGGAGCTGGCGAAGACGTCGTTCGGCGCGAAGGGCGAGGAAATCGCCAATGCGATCGCCTCCGGTAAAATCCAGATGGAGGAATTGACGCGCAGGGCTCAAGAGGCGTCTGGCGTATTTACCAACGGGCTTGTAGCCGAGGCGCAGCAACTCGAAGCCCGCGTCGCCGCCGCGAATGAGCGGATGGAGCAGGGCATGAAGCCGATCATGGACGATCTGGCGCGCCTCGGGCTGGCTCTGCGCGACGGCTGGGTCTCCATCCGGGAGATGGTCGCCTCGGCGGCGGAGACGCTCGGCGGGTTTTATTCGCTGCTGAAATCGTCCGTGGCGATGTTGCCGGCGCTGGTGCAATCCGGCGCGCGGCTCGATCTGTCGCGCGCGCCATCCGAGGGCGAGCAATGGGCGCAGGCCGGGCGATGGCTGAAAAACAAATTCACCGGCGAGGGCGAGGCGCCGTTTCTCGCGCCGATGAAAGCAGACCCGACCGGCGGCGCGACGCTCGACATGGCGCGCGAAGGCGCCATGTGGGACGCCGCGAAGAAGCGCCGCGATCAGGACCAATTCTATCGGTCCGTCGGCGCGGCGAAGCTGACGTTCGACAAGGACGCGCTCGACATGCCGAAGGGCGGCAAGGGCGGCGACGGGTCGGAGACGGACGAGGTCGAGACCTATCTCAAGCAGGTGCAGCGCGCCGTCGATGTCCTCAAGGCGGAGGCGGGCGCGCTCGGTCTTTCGAACACGGAAAAGATGAAGGCAATCTCGCTGGCCAAGGCGGAGGCGGCGGCGCGCGAGCGCGGCACGGCGCTCACCGAGGAGGAGCGCCAGAAGGTGGCGGCGCTCGCGACGTCGCAGGCCGCGCTCACCAAGCGCATTACCGATTACAAACAGGCGGTCGAGGACGCCAAGCATACGGCGCATTTCTTCGGCGAGCAGGTCTACAGCGCGATCGAAAAGGGGCTCCAGCCCGGCGCCAAGATGCGCGACGTGATCCTGTCGATTGCGCAGGCGTTGCAGCAGGCGGCGCTAAAAGCGCTCATCCTCGGCGAGGGGCCGCTCGCCGCGCTGTTTGGCATGAAGGGGCAGGACGGGCAGATGGGCGGGCTCTTCGGCTCCCTGTTCGGCGGCCTATTCCGCGTCGGCGCGGCTGGCGGCGCGCCGGTCGATTACACCGGCCTCGCGCCATTCGCCGAGGGCGGGCGCGTGCCTGGCGCGCTCGGGTCGCCCGTGCCGATCCTCGCCCATGCTGGCGAGATCGTCCTCAAACGCGCGCAGCAGGCCGCGGACGCGCTGGGCGTCGCGCTGGGGCAGATCGCCAAGAGCATCATCTTCCGGCGCAAG